ACCAAAGAAACCTTTCGAGATGGCGATAGAAGAAACGAAGAAACAGAAAAAATTGATTCCTCAAAACCCGTCCGAGATACCCGACGAGCCGACTCCGAGCGAGATGTTGACTCTGGAGGAACTGAATCGCCGGACGGAGAAAAGACTTCAGGACGACCCACAGGAGAATCCCCAGGAGCCGACATCCTCAAATCTGCCGAAAGAGACCAACAAGAGCGGGACAACGACGATGTCGGCAATCCCTGCATCAAAACCCGACCCCCAACCTGCAACCAAGACCTCTTCCCAGGAATCTCCTCCGCAGAAGAATAATGAGCCTCTTAAAGAATATAAGTTTGGAGCCGAAAAATTAGCGGATTATTCAGAAGAAAGCCGCCTTGCGGAGGATGTTGAACTTACAGCTTTGAAAAAATATATCCGAGAAGATGGATTTGTTTTAGCCACTGTCAGTTTTCATATTGTGACTTTATGTGCACAGCCGATGGTAACGCCTTCAACTACTACTTGGGATTTCAAAGATAGAGCTATGATTCCCGATATGGTTTTAGCTCTCTTGAATCAACCTGGTTATTTGGCATCTATTTGGCCTTCGTTGAAAATTGTGATGGGGTCGAATAAAGGCAATGTGGCGTGGACGGCGGGAATCAGTACCACCTTGGCGTTTTTCGATACTATTCGTGTTCTCCCTGCATTAGTAGAAATGAAAAATGAAAGGCGGTCATAGTAGAGAATTAAGATGTGGATAAATAGACCATATCCAATATGGCCGCTTCCTAAAGACTATGTTTCTTTATCTTTAGATGCTCAAAAACAGGCGAGGCTGGCTGTTCTGCATAATCAATCGACTGCTTTTGACTTGGTAGTAGCTTGGGATTTCTTCCGCAGATGTTATCTTGGAGGGGCGGGGAAACTCTTTTATAAAAAAGGTTTTAATGAGTCTCCTGATTTTCACTATGAAATGATTTTTGATTTATGGCAACACGCCAGAAATGCTATTGCGGCTCCAAGGGGAAGTGCTAAAAGTACAGTTGTTGGGTTGGAGATGCCTTTGTTGTTATCACTTACTCGGCCTCATTATGAGACAACTCTTGGTTTATGTACTGATAGAGCGGTAGAGGATCGATTTGATATATTGATGCAACAATTTGTCGAAAATGAATTGATACTGCAAGACTTTGGAGAGATGAAACCCCCAAGGGGTCAGAAGATTTGGAATCATCATCAACTATCTTTGAGGAATGGGGCTATAATTAGAGGTTTATCGGTTATGGGGAAAAAGCGGGGGGGGCGGCCAAGATTGTTCATACTTGACGACCCGGAAAACGACCCGGATTCAGATTCCCAAGCTGCTGCTCAGGTTATCATAGAGAAATTTGAGATGATTCTGTTTCGTCAGATAATTCCCATGCTTGAATCTGGCTCGTCTATTTTTTGGATAGGGACATTGATTAATAGAAGGTCTTTTCTTTATCACGCAACATCGACAGACGGCGACCCACGATTCGACTTTTGGAATCGTAAAGTCTTGAAGGCAATAGCGTATGATAAAGAAGATTCCAAAAAAGTATATGTTCTATGGCCGGAGAAATGGCCACAAGAAGTTTTAGATGCTCGCCTTGGTGAAATAGGGCCATCTGCTTTTGCATCAGAATATTGCAATGAACCTGTATCGGCACAGGAACGTATTCTTGTGATTGACCCCCGCAAGAATGAGTACAGTGTCGAAGGTGAATTTGACTGGAATAATCCATTGGCTCACATGGGAAATATTAAATGGTCGGAACGATTCATGGAGCCGGGTCATAGAGTCTATAAAGATTTTGATAAACCCTATAAGGAACTTGTGCTTCCGATGTATCGGATTCTGCTTTTCGATTATGGGAGTGGAATGTCTCAATATAATGATTATTCTTGTATTATGATTCTTGGATTTGATACTACAAATACATTGTGGATTCTGGATATGTGGTTAGGTCGGGCCAAAGATGCAACTCTTCTGCGACTGATATATGAGAAGGGATTGGCTTGGCGACCCAGAGTGCTTGGTATAGAAGCTGTGAGTATTCAAATAAGTTTTGCAGAGGCCGTTAAAGAATATATTGAGGAGATGGAGGGGAAGGTCTCACAGCCCTGGAGAGCGAGAGTTTTTCCGATTACATACCCTGCCCATGTGTCAAAGAGCCAGCGAATATCTGGAATGGAATGGAGATACCGTCCAGGTAAAATAAAGTATCCTGCACACCTCGCTGGAAAGTGGCCATTTGACCAGTTATACCAACAGACGGAGGATTTTACCCCTGATTTAGCCCTACTGCCCCATGACGATGCGGTTGATACTCTTTCGATGTGTCAATATGTTGTCAAGAATCGGGGTGGAAAATTTGTTAGGGAGAAAGGAAAACCCTCATTACTTGAACGTATTCGTAGAAACCTCCCTATCGTGCGTGGTACACCACTGCTTTCAGGGGTTTCTTCTGCGGAGGTAACTTCGGAAATGCTTGATGTACTTTCTCAAAATGCCCGTAAATCGGCAATAGATAAAAACAATCGCCGTATAATTCGTGGCCAACGAAATGTAGTTGGATAATTTGATATGTGGAGATATATAGCAATTTCCTTGTTTAGTATTTATATCTTATATAGGGTAAAAGCTATAATTAGGAAACATAGAAAAGGTTGACAAAAATTCAGTTTTTGGTATAATTAAGAAATGAAGAAAGGAAGTTCTAATGGATAATTTGAGTATTGGGTTGTTTATTTTGATAGGGGTTCTTGTAATACAATCTTTTTTCAATTCAAGAACTACATGTAAACTCGTTAGTCAACTTGCGGAGGTCAATAAGCAACTTTTGATTGTCGTAACGGGGAAAGATGGGAAACCAGAGGCGTTGCGGGCTTTGGTTGCATCTGCTAAACCTCCGCAGGGAAAACTTCAGGGGATTGCCGTTGGGAAAAAGAAAGATAAAAAGCCTGCTAATAAGGATTATACTTTAGAGATTGGAGTTCATTAATGGGTTTCAAATTTGAACTTCCTCCTGATGTTCCGGGGAATAAACAACAGGTTGAGCAGATGTTTCAATATTTGGTTAACCGGTAAATCCCGAATGAATCCTATCTCAATTAATTGGTTCATCAACCATTATTATATGAGGGGGCTTCGGAATTTCTCAAATATAAATTATAGTAATGGGACTCTGAATGCTTCTTATCTTGATGAATCGGGGGTGTTGAAATTTAGGTATGAGGATATTGTTGCAAAATATCAGGCTCAACTTGGGAGATTGCTTGCGATAAATTTAGCTCCGGCTGTATCGAGGCGGGGAGTAAGTCTTGATGGGTTGCGGAAAGCGAGTACGGCTCAAGTAGTTTTGGACTCGGCATTTCCACAAGAAAAGGTTTCTAAATTAGCTTTGAGTAGTTTTCCTTCTCTTCTGCATTATGGGACGATTGGTTTTGGATTGTGGGTGGAGGGGGAAGATAGTATTGGAATTGAGGTTATTAATCCTTGGGAGTTAATTCCAATTCCGATAGATGTATCTACACCATCGGATGTACGAGGATTGATTCGGGTACGATATGTTCCTACTGATTATGTTAAAGGTCTCTCGATAACTCCCAGTAGGGGGTCAAAAGTCTATAAAGGGATGGACGATTTGAAAGTACCTTTTGGGGATTTACCTGCGGATGTAGCATCTAAATTTCAAGGAACGGCTTCTCTTACACATACGGGCGGGGGGTTTTTCATTCGGAGCGGTCAGAGTCAGGTTGAGACTCAATGGAAGGGGCGGGGAACTAAAAAAGATAAAACGCAAGTTGATGTTACTTTGCTTGTTGAGGTCTGGACAGAGCAATCGGATGGTTACTTGGCGGAGTATCTTATTTTTGCCGGTTCTTATGAGAAGTTAAGTCAGTTATATCGTCACGACCATTCTCAAAGTAAGTATCACATGCCCGTGAAAATCGCACGAGATATTGTCGTAGGTGGTTTTTATGGTCGTTCTTTTATAGATACCTTAATTCCGTTAAATACTGAAGCGGAATACAGTCTCAGCAGTCTTTTTCAATCGGTAGCTGATTTTGATTTGTACGGAATACAGATGTGGCCAACATCTCTGGGGGATGCCCCAGAAGCTCATAGGGGTCGAGATGGGATTAAGCGTTTGGCTTTTGAACCTGACTATACGACTCCAGAATTAAAACCTTTCCACCAACTACCAGCATCGCTAACAAAACCACAAATAGACGCTGCCATGGTTGCGGGGAGCTTGATGGATAAGATAGCGAATCAGCCTACAGAGATGTTAAAAGGGGGTGCTCCTGGCCGGGTGGACTCTGCCTCGGGGCTGGGATTCTTATATGAAACAAGTGCTATTCCTTTATCTCCTACAGCTAAAAATGTAGCCGAGGCAATTTCTGGTATTTATCGAGCTATGTTGGGAATTTGTAAGGATATTTGGCCGGGAAGTAAAGTTGTCAGTATTAATAATCTTGATGACTCTTTGGCTGGAATAGATTTTGATATAGAAACTGGAGATATTAATCTCGCCAGAAATGCCATCCCATCACCGGACGAAGTAAATATCAATGTGGCCTCCGAAGTTCCAATTTCCAAAGAACAGCAAAAAATGGAATTGAAAGAAGCCCTTAAAGACCAAATAATTACTCTTGACGAGTATAGTTTCAAGGTTCGAGAATTAGGATTAACATCTCCA